CAGTGGTGGGTGCGGAATATCGTCATGCACAATCACGCCGTCTACGGCTTCAATAAACTTTCCGCATATCACGCAGTAATATCCATCGGTTTCATCCATGATTCTTATCCTTTAGCTTGGCTTCAATGACTCGGGCGAACGCATACAAATCAGCCGATGAGATTTCGTACTGAGGCATTCCGACCTCTATTTCACAGTCATCAATGTCCTCATCCGTCAGCCCAACCCATTGCTTTGGCGCAACGTAAAGTTTGTCGCCTAGCTTTATATCTTTAGCGTTATCCCATGCAACCAGCGGTCTACCGGCCTTATCAAATAAATAAACATGCGCCACTGGATTGACTTCGCCCCATACGCCAACCTCACCAACCTTTGCCAAATCGTATTTTCTGTTCATGGCTAACCCTAAATAAGTTCTACATGGCAGGAGTGGTGCAGGGTTCTGTGTTCTTTTTCTAGCAACCTCCTAACCCAGTGTTTGATGCCACCTGGCGTATTTATGTCTTTCTGTACATATTGATATTTTTCGCCAGTCCTAATCAAAATAAACATATCTCCTGGCTTCAACCAGCGAACAGTAAATGGTCTATTTTTTCTCACGCCATATCCCCTCTATAAAGCTGCCAAGCATCGCTAAGTTCTTCTCTAGCAATCCTTACCCTAAGCCTCATATAGTCAAGATCGTCTAGAAGAATCCTTAGCTCGTTGGGATGCACCATCACATACGTTGTTTCGTCTGCTAGCTTGCGTAGCAAAGCGTAGGCTTTTTCTTTATCTGTCATCAAAATTCCCCTTCTAAGTTGCGAGGTCTAATTATTTGCTTGAGTTTTGCAACCTGCTCTAGTCCTTTAGTCTTATCTATTGTCATTTCCAAACGCTGATAAAACGGAGGAGGAGCCTGTCTGCATAAAGACCTGAATTGCAATACATTCGGAGGCTTATCTGCTGGCAAACACTCCATCGCGTAAGACACGGCATGAGGGCTTGTAGAGAATCCAGATAGCTCGTGAGCCCAGTTCTCCATAACCTCTTGCATGTTCATGTCTCGGTACTGGTCTAAGAAGGCCTTGCCGTAAGTCATGGAAAGTTTCTTGAAGATTGCCTCGATAACTTGTATGTCCATGCCTTAGCCCTCCAGTAGATTGTTAGGCGTGATGTCCTTCTCATGCCTGTTTCTGCCAAAGATAATGTCTAAGGATTGCTTATAGTGATCTTCCTTCTTAAGATCTTCTGTAACCCAATCAGCTTTGAACCCTTGCCAACCCCTAGCGCAGCACATTTGCAAAGCCTTCTCAAGCGTTAGGTTTGCAAGTCCAGCCTCTCGCCTAATACCTTTCAGCGCAGTTTCGGTAAGCGGTGACTTCTTAGCCTTTCTGATAGCAAGAAAGTCATCCCAAACAGATTCGCTAACGTCACTAGGACGAAGCGAGCTTGCCGAGCGTTGCTTTATATTTGGTTGTTGGTTATTGGTTATTGGTTGTTGGTTATTGGTTGGTTGCACGGTCGTTGAACGGTCGTTGAACGGCTGTTGAACGTCCGTTGAACGCTTGTTCAACGCTCGTTTAGCGGCTGATGCTTTTCCAGCCTTAGAAGCGGCTTCTAATTGCTGGTGGTAATGGGCTATCTCTTTGTCGCAACGCTTGTGATGCCAGCTTCCTTCCTCTAACGTGAAGAACATGCTAAGCAGCCCCGATATGGCTTGTTCCTTATCGCGGCCATTGACCTTCATTGAAAGTTCGTGCAGTGAGTTTGGAAGCGGCTTTTCTGTGTCGTAGTAAAGCCAAAGTAACTTCATGTAGATGCCAACTTCTTCGTTGGTTAAGAACGAGGTGTCCTTAATGAAGTCACCAATATGGTGTTGGTAGTAGTGCATTGTCACCTTTCATCAAAGGTTGCCATCACTGAAGAAGCATTTGGCAGGCAGGTGATGAGGCTGCTTTTCGGGAGCTACCCTAGCCAATGCGGTGAAACAAATAAGAGTCTAAATCAAATTTCAATAACCTTGCAAGTCCACCCTTCTTTCAACTTACCCCACCCGTGAACCTCTATCTTCCAGCCTGCTCTCAAGATAGCCGGAAGATGCTCACTCTCTGCAATCTTCTTTACCCTGGCTGAGACGTTACCTCTAGAAGTCGTCTGAACTAAAAGCGTCTCTTCGTCCTTAAGACAAAGTATGTCGCCTATTCCAAACAAGTCCTGGCGTATGCGAGCCCACGGGTTCCAGTGCTCAACGATCTGACATAAGTAACCGCGTTCACGAAGCGCAGCTAAAGACCTCTGAGTAGGACTTACCGACGAACGGCGTTTCTTTTTGGTATCAGCGGCAGAGATTGTCGTCACGATGACAGTCTTATGTGATTGATAAGCCTAAGATTACTCCATCGCAACAAGGAGCCAACATGAAAATCATACTCACACAAGAGCAGTTAGAAAAAATCATCAAGGAATATTTTTACGACGACTACAACATCAAGATCAACGAGATTGTATTTGCAGCTAACGTAGAACAGTTCTGCACGATCTACACAAAGGAAGCACCATGAGCGTTGACTACGATGCTTGGCTAGACAGAAAACTTTACGAATACGACAGAGAGAGGGAACAAAATGACCAACAGTTGGAACAACAGGAGTACGAACTTGACCAAGTACAAGCCGACGAGGAGTGACTGGATCTTATGCACAGCATTAGGGATTTGCTACGGAACACTGCTCTACCTGTTCATCAAATGAAGGAGCCAAACATGAAATTCAACGAACTCAGAAAAATCAACGTAACCGAGAAGGTCGAGAAGAAAAACGGCCTTTCTTACCTCTCATGGGCTTGGGCCGTGGATACATTGTTACAACACGATCCTACAGCTACATGGGAGTACAAGCCTCACCAAATGTGGGGCGACACGGTGATGGTGTTTTGTGAGGTAAAAGCATTCGGTGTCTCTCGCACCGCACAACTGCCTGTCATGGATCACCGTAACAAAGCAATCTCTGAGCCAGATGCTTTCCATGTCAATACAGCTATGCAAAGGTGTTTAGCTAAAGCTATCTCGCTCCACGGTATCGGGCTTTATATCTACGCTGGAGAGGATTACCCAAAAAAAGATAAGCCTTCCGTAGACGACCACATAAAAACGATCTTAGAGGCGAAAACAGTTGACGACTTGAAGGCAGCATTCACGAGTGCGTACAAGGTCTTTAAGAACGATCCTGAGGCTATCAAGCAAATAGACGCATTCAAAGAACAACGTAAGAAAGAACTGACGGAGATTAAATGAGTCAGATTCTCTCTATTGCCAAGCAATCAGGGGTTCTCATCTCTCACCGAGATGAGTTCCTGAAGTCGGTGGAAAGGTTTGGCCGGTTGATGCTTAACAAGTCTAAACCGCTAACACCAACACAAACGGCTTACTTAACCGCACTCAATGACTGGATGTCGCTGAACGACCTGGCAAATAAATTCGGTTGCACACCACAGAATGCCTTGAAGATGATCCGCGCTCTGGAGGCTCGCAAGTTGGTTACGAAAGAAAAACTCTACAGGAAAACCTGGGCCTACTACTACAAAAGAAAATGAACCTGAACACATTTGAAGAAGGACTTCTGGACTCGATCCAGACAGAGCGTTGCAAGAAACTGCTTTGGTCTGTCATCCAACTGGCAGTCGACGATGCTTGCAAAGCACCCTATAAAACTAGACCGACAGACGACACGATAACCGCACTTAGGTTCCTATTCGGAGACCTCCACGAGTCAGGGCTCGACAATTATCTGATGTGGCTTGACGTTGACAGCAAAGAATTCAAGAGACGCATGGTCAATGCCATGTTCTCAGAGCGTCACGATAAGTTCACCGACTTTGAGAGACGAGCCTTCCGAGCTAACTACAACTGGTACTTACGAAATGAGATCAATACTGACAAATGAGACTGACCGCAGGAGGGTCATAGAGGCCATAGAAGCCACTGAACTAGGCTACATGGTAACTATCTCCAAACCTCCTCGCACAGCGGCTCAGAATCGTTTTTACTGGTCGATCCTGACAGCTTGCGCGGAACAGT